CAACCCTGTTGGTTGCCAACCTTAGTTAAACATATTGTTTAACGTTCCACTAGCGTAGATGAATCTACGCGAAGTTATGTCAGAATACGCACTCAATCGACAAGAATGGAACCCTTCACACGAGGTAGACGTCGTTTTCGACGAGCCTGGTTTTCAGGGTACTGTTGATCATTGGACAGGGTACATGACACAACCTTCATATTTGAAGGTTCTGGAGGTACGCTCACCATTGATTACTGGATCCCATAAGATATGGAATTCATTTGAACACTATAAGTGTCAAGCGAACATATCTTCGGGTTCAGGTAACGCCATCGTTACGGTTAGGCCTCTGTTTCAAAACACAGAGAATGCCAAAACCGAAGCCGGTGGTCCATACTTGTTGTATAACAGTAACGTATTCGGAGCTCCAGGCCTTCTTAGTGACGGCCTGCAGCCCTTATATATACCCAATGCCGGACCAACGGGATTCATCCCGGATCCGGACGGGCTTCCTCAATTGATAGAAGCTGCCCTAAAGGCAATTCTACCGTTGATTAGGCCCGAACTGTCTTCAGTCAATACAGTTTTAGAACTGAAAGACTTCAAGTCAGTCGCTGGTACAATAAGGAACATCCGCAAATTGCCGAGGGGCTTGCTCAGAAGAGCTCGCGCCTTTCGGACGATTTGGGAAGTGCTCCGAGTGGCTAGTGATGTTTATCTTCAAGCGAAGTTCAACATCAATCCACTCATATCTGACATCACCGGTGTATACCGGGCTGTCGCGAAGACGCAAGCGCGTTTGAACGCGTTTGTCTCTCGTGCGGGGAAGCTGCAAGTTTCGCATTATGCGAAAGACTTGCCCACTGGTTTACCACAAGACCCAGAGGTTGAGCCTACGGTTCGCCCAGTTGGTTTCTATCGCCTTAATGGCGGCAGTTATCAACAAAGCAATTCGTATGCTACTAACACTAGGCAGGTTATCAGTGATGCTTCCAAGTTCCATGCCCAAATCCAGTACAATTATTTGTACGACGATTACCAGCTCGAGCATGCTCGAGTATTAGCACTTCTTGATTCTTTCGGGGCTAATCTAAACCCCGCGATTATCTGGAATGCTATTCCCTGGTCCTTTGTAGTCGATTGGTTCGTTGACGTAGGTCAATGGCTATCGAAACAAAGGATTGGTCACATGGATCCGAAGATAAACATAATGCAAATGTGTTGGAGTACTAAACGTACCAGACGTATTTTCGTTTCTAGCAGAATTGCTAGTGCGAAATACTATCCGGGAACAGGTTTACCTGACGTTTATTACCAACACATTACGCACCCGGTAGTCTTTGAGACCGCTTACAAGCGGTCTTCGGGATTACCTTCTGCGAGCTCGATAACATCGAGCGGGTTGAACTCAACTGAGTTCTCCCTCGGTGCAGCTCTCGTGATAACACGAAGGCGGCACAGGCAGTCGAGGGCTAGATGATTCTCATCGTCTAGCGCCTCGAATTAGTAAACAAACATCACATATGCTAAGTAATACACTTAACACCAATGAGATTAAGAATGCGGCGGGGACTGAAGTTGAATTCAGTCGCCTCTCCACGTCCGCTCGTTCAACAGAGTTTGCCCAAGTTGGGGAAACTCCTGCGTTGCCACACCGTCTCACGATTAGTCATCAAGAGACGGGTAATGGTATTAAGCGTCGCCGGCGATCACTCGTTCGATTCGATAAGACTATCGTTTCGACGGTTGATCTGGTTACGCCAGTTACCATTTCCGCGTATGCAGTCCTTGACTTCCCTTCGGGAGCCATGGCTGCAATCACGGAAGGAACCAATGTCACCGCTGAGCTTATGTCGTTTCTGGCCTCACTTGGGGCCAATACGACAATTCTCTACGATGGTACTGGTAACGGTGCGAACGCCTTGTTAACTGGTGGTTTGTAGAATTTTGTCGCGAGACGAAACCTACTCTCACCATTATCCCTACATCTATGAAAGATGCAGTGACACAAGGCATTCCTCTGTCGGAGGGAACACGTCGATTGATCAGTAAGAATCTCGTTCGCATTGCTGCGATTGAGGCCTTACTTTCTTTCGGCGGGTGCTCCATCAGAGATCTCAAACTGCATGTCCAGGATGCGTCACTTAGCACAGAGACCCCGCAGGTTGCAAAACCTGCAGCGGCCGTCTTAGTTAAGTGATAATCCTCTGACACACAATAGGGCCGGCGGACGTAAGTCCGCCGGCTTGTGTTGTTTGTCTGGTGCGTTGTCCGCTGTTTACACGTTGTTAGTGTAGAAGACAATTGTGTTATCGACGCCAAGTACTTGGTTTAGTTGCTGCGGTCCCAAAAGGACCTCAGTTTCTATTCCTTCTATTTGAACGTCGGAACGTAATATATCTCCTACATTGTCCCTATTTAAGGGATCACCGTGTAAGCTAGGTACATAGCCCACTACTCCGAGGACTCTACGAAAGCCAAAAGCTTTAATAGTGTCTCCGTTTGGTATGCTAGGTGCAAAGGACGCATTGATCTGTTTGTTATTCATAACAAGCTTATCTTTGGTTTGAGAGTTCAAAGGATCGTGAAGTGTATGCTTGGCTCTAGGAAAGGTTACCATATGGTCCCTTCTAAAAGCCTAGATGACAGTAAAATCATCGCAGCACTGCTTCACGACGTCTTTACGTCATGTGGAACGGTGTTTAACACCTCTGCACGGCGAAATACCCTTACTAAGGTATTACGTCGCACAGAGCAAGAAGGATTGGGTTTTCTAACGAAAACCCTGCCACGTTTGGGCAAGGCCTTTGACAAGGCTCTTGCAGGAGGTCCACCACTAAACGCAATCGAGCTTCGGTTTGAACCGATGCCTGATAGTCAGCTGCCGAGACTTCTCGGTGAGCTGTTTAGTCGTGTATTCCAACCAAACGGTGCACTCCTTCCTGTTCCATGTGAGCAGAGCGTCGAAGTTATTCGGCAATTCTTATTTGTTTATTACAAATATGAAGCGCCGTATACAGTTGAACAAGAACAACAAGTTGTCGATCGGTTTGTCAAAACCGAAGACGACTTATCCTCCGTTAACTGTAGACTTGAAGAACTCGAGTCTACTCTTAACAAAACTACCTATAATCGATCACTTCGGTATAAAACCCAAGGTGACCAACTTAAGGTAGCGCGCGAGGCAAGACGCCTCTTATCGAGAGTCTTCTCTCGTTTTGACCCGAAAGATATTGCCCCTCGTCACGGCCCCGGAGCTGTTGCTACTAAGCAAAAGCTTTGGGAGAAGTACGAGTGGTCTAATATCTCGGCGAAGATCACTGACAAATATCCTCTGGATGAGTATTTTTACGCATCCTTAGGACATGTCTGTGATTCATTCAATAGTTTTAAAACTATTGAGGAAAAGAGCCTACCGGCCCGAGTAATACTCGTGCCGAAGGACTCTCGTGGCCCTCGTCTAATATCTTGCGAACCCGTTGATTATCAATGGATTCAGCAAGGATTAGGTGGGGCTATCGTGGAGTTGTTGGAACACCATCCCTTTACGAGGGATAACGTGTTCTTCACAGACCAACAGCCTAACCGTAATGGTGCCCTTATCGGGTCCATTGCGGGTAAGTACGCGACCCTTGACCTCAATGAGGCCAGTGATCGTGTTTCGGTTGGTCTGGTTCGCCTACTCTATCCGCCTCATATATATGAGTACCTGATGGCATGTAGGAGTTCATCTACCGTGCTGCCGGATGGTAAGGAAATAGAACTAAAGAAGTTTGCACCTATGGGAAGCTGTTTATGCTTTCCAATTATGGCGCTAACCATTTGGTCTATCCTTACGGCCGCAGCACCCGACGCATTTACGCGCAAGCGTATTTACGTGTATGGGGATGATGTCATAGTCCCAACGGCTTACGCCGTAGACGCTATGGAACAACTCGAATCATTTGGTTTAAAAATAAACCGTGATAAGAGTTGCATCAGTGGACTCTTTAGAGAGTCATGTGGCATGGATGCCTTCAAAGGCAAGGATGTCACTCCTGTCCGCTTGCGGACAGTCTGGTCATCAACCCGTTCGCCTGGTTCCTATACTAGTTGGGTGGCTTACGCCAATTCCTTCTATTCTAGGAAGTACTACAACGTCTACGATTGCATCGTAGAGCATCTCCACCATTTGTATGGTGGGATTCCGACGAAAGACATGGCTTTGCCATGTCCTAGTCTGATTGCAGATACTGAGCACAAACGACCTATACGATCCAAGTCGAACAAGAAGCTTCAGAAGCTTCAATATTTGGTTTGGGACGTTAAGTCAGTTGCCGTCAATCATGTTCTAGATGGATGGAGTCAGCTTCTTCGGTATTTCGCCGAGAAAGCTAACGCTAATAACGCTAAGAAGAGTCGCAAGACTATTCATTGCGCTATTACCAACCGCCAAGAACCGTCAACGCAAGCTGATGTCATGTCTTTTGACTTCGACACCAGCCCTTTCAGTTCCAGTACATACACACGTCGTCGCGCTAGCATGCTAGTGCGTCGATGGCGATGATTAATAGGACACATTCTGAAAAGAACTGTCCTG